AGTGCGATTCCAGCTTCTTGATTGGTATTACAGGCATTCCCTATTGCTACAGAATTTAGTCCTGATGCAGTAGATGCTCCACCAACTGCATTTACTAATGAGTTAGTTCCTGTACCTACTTCTAAACCAGCTTCTGCAACTGGTAAACCTGATACAGTCGCATCAGTAAAATCTACTAATGATTGAAATTTAGTTTGTATTTGACTTACTTGGATGGGTAATGACCCACCAGTTCCATCAGTCAATTGTTTTAATGTGGTTGGATCAACTGCACCATTATCATCAAATTTTATTAGACCTTGATATGATGTGTTAATCGCGTTTCCTGTTAATGTTGCCATAATTTATTATTTGTTTGTTTGTTTTTTAAGTTAATGACCATGTTCTTGCTTCTGATTCCCATACAACCGTATTCTCATTCCAAATAAATGCTGGTAATGGAATAGGTGCCTGTGATAAAGCATACCACCATGTACCGTTTTCAGGTGCAGTGATACTATAATAATTACAAAGTGCTATAGTCCAACTTCCATAAAGAGGTTGAGTAATACCAAAATGATAACAAAGTGCTTGTAACCATGATGAATTAACTGGTTGTGTAACACCTAAGTATTCACAATAAGCCTGTAACCAGTTACCATTTACTGGTTCTGTTACAGCTCCGTTTGTTTGATTAAATACGTATGTTTGTTGTACTGATTGAATTATCATAATAGTAAATATAGATTTAGTCTAAGTTGTTTTTAAGCTTTCCCACAATCTCGTAGAAGCCTACTACGCCAACATAAGCTGTCGCTAGTATAGTCCAATCACTTGAGCTTAAGGTTCCTGAGAATAGCCCAAATGAAGCCACAACAAAGACCATTAGCTTACGGCTAACCCACTTATTTAGTATTTCGTCTATCTTTTGTCTCATTACTTAAGTATACTTTTAATTTTTTAATGTTAGTCTGTGTACTCTTAGTTACAGCTGCTACAATCGGGGTCGCAGTCTGTTCCACAGTCCGCATAGATCCATAAGTCATTTCTTCTGATTGGTATATTTGTTTGTAATCCACTGAAATAAGGGTTTCTTCTGTTAGGTGTCATGCCATCATTAGGCGTTGGGTTCTGATATAATGGGAACATCTGAGGATGATCTTGCAAGTATTCTAACATTCTCTTGTTATAAAACTCTGCAGTGTCCACAGCAGCATCTCTAAGATACTTCATTTCATCTAATGTAGTTGCTCCAGTCTCTTCTGAAGTACCATTTAAGATACCTTTTTCTACCATCTTATACTTTAAGTTAGGTAATAAGAGGTATAAAGCATACTGAATCAAAGTAGGTCCAATATAATCTTTAAGAAAAGCAGACTCATTTGCATTTAAATCATTAGCTACTATACCCTCTTTAAGTCTTTTATAAAAAGGTGTACCTAATGTATCTTGAATGTAAATATCTTGAGCTTGTAAAATAGACGGTGTTAAGACATCAATACGAATATTGTTATCTAACGAAGTCCATTGCTTCATTCTTTGTTCTGATACTAATAATACTGTTTCCATTATAGTGATTCGATATTTGTTTGAGGTTGTACATCAGTTACTTCTTCTTCGTTAACTAATTTGTTAGGTCTAATCTTTATACCAACATTGTAACCAGCTAATCTTAACATGTATCCGAATCCACTTACAATCTTCTTTCTTTTAGGTTCTACTACAGTACCTTCAAAGTGTGCGTATGCAACCTTGATTTCTTCCGCGTTAGAGCTAAAACCAGTGCTGTCCTTGATACCCAAAAGTAATGGAGATGTAATTCTATGTGCAGTTAAAATACGTGACGAGATGCGTTGTTCTAATAACAAGTAGTAGTCATCATTAGCACTATCAATAGGAGTAACCTGCATTTCTTTACCAGGTTCTGAGAATGCTAAGAAGAAACGACCTGCGTTTTCTGTACCTGTAAATGTTTTTTCAATTTCTTTGTAAACATCACGTCTTTCTTCTGGACTTGGTACACCGTTTCTAAATTGTACAAACATAGAAGGTGCTAATCCATTCGCGATGTTATTTGCGTGGAAACGCGAAACTTGAGCATCTAATGAGATGTCATTCATTGCAGCCACATAATTAGGAAGAGGATAAACCTGATTGCCTGGTGTATATCCATAAAAATAGAATACTTGTGAAGCATTGTCACCTTTATTATCAGTTGTATCAAATGCTTTGTATGTTTGATAAGGGTACTTTCTTAAGTTAGCCCAATCAGCAGAGTACATGTACTCTTCAACTTCATCTTCTTCGTTTGGTTTACCTGATCTTACGTTAGCAAAAGGTAAATGATACATTTCTGCAATCTTCGTACGCTCTTTATTCCATACTACATTAATAGCATACCCATTATAAAGAGTATAATCTAAAGAAACTTTTTCAAATATTTCATCAACTGTTTCGCCTTTTTGATTAACGTATTCATCACCGATGATTTCAATACCATCGCCAACAATACCAGCTGTAATAGCGTCAATACAAGTATGGTGCATCGCAGAAGTGTCATATAATTCTATTAATGATTGTGGGAATAGGTTTAGGTTACCGTAGTACATGTATTCCTTCCCACGTACTTCTTTGATATCTGGTAGCTCTACTGCTTGGAACTGTGCTCCGTTAACTGCGTAAATTCCTTCGGGTGTTGATCTCATATCTTTATTTTAATAATTTGGTCTATAGAACACGTCAGCTACTCTTTCTTCTGTTGCTGGTGTACTTGTAAAGTTAGTTGTTCCTAAACCTCCACCTGGTTCTGTTATAATTTTAACTAAACCAGCTTCTAATGTTCTGTAGTCTTGAACTAACCTCCAGTTATATATCCCGTTTTTGTGAGCGTCACCAAATCCAGTAGGAAAGGTAACCTCTAATGTGGTGTATCTAGAATTAGTTTCAATTATAGTAACAGCCATTTCAATTGGTTGATGTGACCATTGTGAAGTTAATACAAAAGTCCAATTACCCGATAAATTAGGTTGGTTTACACTAAACTGCTGTGTCAATAAGGTTTCAGGTACTACTATGGTCATAAACTTAGTTAATATTGGTTGTATACATATAAATATAAAAACACTGTAAATTGACATGGCATATAAAATTCAAGCAATAGAGTATGGTAGATTTAAGAATTCTGAGTGGAAAACACTAAATGGTTTAGAATCTGTTGAGTCTACTATACAAAGATGTAAGCAAGAAATAGATTGGACTGGTTATCAGTTGTGGGCGCATGGTGCAATCTTAAATGGTACTGACACATGGGATATTGATATGACTGTAATTGGTCCGATGGATCCTAAACGTATTAGAGTTATACTTGAGACATTAGTTCGTATAGGCTTTGAAGAGAAGACGCTCATAGACGTTAAATACAGTGTGTCTAACGAACTCTATGATCCCAACACAGATACAACTAAAGAAATCTTATACGCGTGTTACAGAGGACGTATCACTGTTGATGGTACAACCTTTGAGTACAGTAAACTAGTAGATGGTCTTTATTTAAAATCTACTAAGTATCCAATGGCTAAAACCAACGGTAAGTCATATAAATCACCACACCAGATTGTATAAAAAAAGGTAGCCATTTCTGACTACCTTTCTTATTTTATAATATTTAAAGTTTATTCTACGATAGTAGATGTAACTTCAAAGATAGGGCTTGCTTCTAATCCACCTAATACGATTTCATATCCGTTTCTATCTCCATATGCAGTACCACTAGTAGCAGAACCAGATACCAAGAAGGCACCTTTTTCTACACCAATAGACCAATATTTACCATTACCGTCTTTTGCAACAACAACCATTGTAGTAGCTTGAGCCATCAATAATAATTGATCTCTCTTAGCAGCTTCCATTTTATTGAAAACCATAGTTAATTGTTGGTCAAAGAATAGAGTACCGTTCTCTTGAGAAACTGTAGTAGTTTCAGCGATAGAGCTCGACTGGCGAGGAGTTTCGAATTTGAAAAAATCAGAAGGAATTAAAGCAGCACCACCTACAGTGATAGCAGTAATTACTCCTGCAGATTCTGTAATTGATTGTACAGGTCCATTCGCAATCCATATAGCTTCGATACCACCAGTACCGTCGTTACATAAATCTAAAAAGCCTGCCGTTAATGCTGAACAACTCATATTTTAATTGATTTTTTTTAGTTTGTTAAAAACTAGGAGCCGAAGCTCCTAGTCTAAGTTAATTTACGCCATGTCGTTAGTAGCGAACAAGTTCACTTCACCAACTCCAACACCTAATCTCCACGCAGCTCTGAACTTCATTACGTCAGCAGCTTCGTCATAGAAGAAACGGAAAGTATCCAATTCGTCAGTCAAACCAGTTGCAGCCAAGATCATTTTACCTGGGCCAGCAAATTTGTAGTTAGAACCTACAAGACCTGAAGACTTAACAACAGTTACGTTAGTACCTGGTAAGATCATAATGTCATTACCTTCAACTGAGTTGAAGTGGTACAAGTTTTGAGCAAC